CGATGGCGTTGGCGACACGCCAAGCGAACTCAACCATGGCACCGAAACGGTGGTGCAACTGGTTGATGACTCGCGTGACCGTGCCGTTGTGGCTGCCCTTGTGCAGCGAGGGCGGGCTGTAGACGGTTACGTTGCTGAACGTGCCTGACGTAGTTAGGTCAATCGGAGACCCGGTTGCCGTCAGCGATAAACGAACCTCGTCGGATCCGTGGTGCGAAACCACATAGTATGGCTGGTTGAATGACAGGTCGGTCGGCTTTACGCCGCTGCCGTTGTCAATCAGGATCAGGACATCGCCAACATCAGGGCGCGTGCCGCCAACGGTGATGCTGTTTTGCGCGTCACTCCATGTGGTTGGCGTATAACTACGCACCGTAACGGTGGGCGAGCTGTAGCTGCGGAAGCCGATGGCCTCGAGGTCGATGTAGCTGGGAACGGCTGCTGATGGCGGCGACACCACCGCTGGCACCATCGCCGTGACGCTGTGGACACGCCAAAAGCCGTTGGGGTTCAGCTCGCCTGAGTTGTGCTGAAAGGCCAGCAGGCTGACCATGTACTTGCCGCGCAGGTACTTCTCGAACTGCACAAGTCCTGTGAGGGGCGTGGAGGCCGTTCCAGTGTGCTTGACGCGCAAACGCCACCCAAGGCCAGCACTGCCCGCGATGTACGCCCATTCGGTCGTATACGGCCCCACGGACTGTGCCAGCCCGCTGGCGTTGATCGTGGCCTTGTTGGCGGTTGCGGCCTCAAGCGCCGTGATCTTGTAGGAGTATTCGTACTGACCCGCGGCGCGGTTGTAGACCTTGCCGGTAGCTCCGGTGCCACCGGGCATCATGTCGTTGGAGGGGTAGCGGAAGCCGTTCAACCGCCAGTAGGGGTTACTGCGCCAATGCGGGATCGACACCGTGTAGGTGGTCGCACCAGATGGCGTGCCTCCAGTCCAACCGCCGGAGAACAACACAAGGTTGCCGGTGTTGGCCGTGATGGTGGCGATGGAGTTGCCAACCCTGATATTGCCGCCAACAAGGAAGTTATCGCGGAACGGCAGCTTCAGAATCTCGACGTTTCCGGCGGATCCGCCAAATGCCGCGAAGTTGATTGGAGTGCCGTCAAGCGTTGTGGCGATTTGGAACGTATTGGTCGTGGCGTTGACCACGAAATACTCGCCACCAACCGGAGGATTGAATGACGCGATTTGCGGTGGCAACGTAGCCGCAGATCCAACCGGGATCAAAAAGCCAACTTTTTGCCCGTCAGTAAGGCCATGGCCGTTGTCGGTGATGACGTTGGCCACATCATCAAAGTTCGCGCTTCCAACGGTATCCACGGCAAACACAGCGCCGATAAGGTTGGCCGTGATAGTTCCGGGGATGATGGATCCGGTTGCCGTAAAACAGCTTTCGTCGCCTTCGTCCCACGCAAACGGCAAAAACACGCCAGCCGAGTCGTAGCCGGTGACGGTGGCAGGGAACGTATAGCCGGGCACCGCGGGCGCACCCGCGGGGTAGCCGCCGGGAGCCTCGGGCTGGTAGGGCGTGAGCACGCGAACGTTGGCGTAGCCCTTCCACTTGTCCTGCAAGTGAACGTAGCCGCTGTAGGTCCAATCGACCGCCGTGGTGTTGTTGGCGCGGAACCCTGCGATCCACTGGACGATCAGCGAGTCGGTGGTATTGCCAATGACCTTTGCCAAGCCATAAGCAAACGTGCTGTATTGCGAGTCTTGAGCCTCTGCCTGCACCAGCCGAAGCTCGGCACCGACGTAGTGGTTGGCGATCAGCGGGTCCGCAACGATGATCTTGGACTGCGTTCCAGCCGCGCCGTGAGAAGCACCGGCAGGGTAGCCCTCGATGCGGTTGATCGTGAGATCCTGCCCTGCCTGCGCCAACTTCAGGTGTGGCGACTTGATGTAGCCCTCGAGGTCGCGGTCGCCCCAAGGCCGAGAGTTAGACTGCCCCCACCATACGATTGCGTATTCGTAGCTGTCGGACAGGTCGCCAGTGAACTTCTGCATGGTTGAGGTCTGTGGAAAGCGAAAAGGGGAGCCGTGGTTGCCCAACGACTCCCCCGATCAAAGAGCGAACCGAAAGGATCAGAAGGTGGTCTCGGGCTGTGTCGCAGGCTTGCTGCGCCGCGTCCACTTCCGCTTGGTAGCGGTTGGCGCAGCCTCCTTGGTCACTGCCTCCGAGGGCTTGGCAACGGTTGCGACTGGCGGCTGGCCATCAAGGTACTCAAGGTACTTGTTGAAGGGGCCGTCGTAGTCGAACTCGCTGCCCGCAACGCGGAGAGCGTTATCAAGAAACACAACTACCTTTGCACGAACTCGAGCCATGTTTTTTCCGATCAGGTGATGGTGAAACTCTTGTTGTAGACAGTGCCCAGATCCTCGATGTCGAGGCCAAGGTCAATGTCAAACTTGCCAGCCGAGAACCACAGGGTGTCATACGGCGCAGCAAGAGGCACAAGGTGATTGACGTACATCACGCCAAAGTACCTGCGCTCATACAGCGACGCGGTCGGGGCTGGGAACTTGCCAATGGGCATCTTGAATCGCGTGGTGTCCGACTTCTCACCCGTCAACACGCTGGTGTCAAAGGTGGGAAGCTGGGCACCAGCGTGAAGCACGCTGCCCCAAGGCGGTGAACATGCAATGACCACAGCATTGGTGGTCAAAGCAACATCGTCAGCTACCAAGGCGAAGAACTGAAAATACGCCCCAGCAGCGTTGCGTACCGGAGTCTCCTTGCAGCGGAAGTGGACGGCCAACTGGTTGCCACCACCAAGGCCGCGGACCGTGCTAAGGTCAACGACATTAGTGATGGCTCCATTGAGTCCAGCCCCAGCAATGGAGAAGTCCGTTGCGAGCTTGAGGTTCTGGTCAAGAATCATGGGAAGCCTCCTTTGGCCTCAGGTCAGACAACCGTGAAGCCAGAGGAGTAAGCCTTGCGGCCATCCTGAATGTCCACCACGAACTCCGCATTGACCTTGCCAGCACCAAACGTGCCGTCAGCGACATAGCGAAGACCAAGGTAGCGAGCGCCACGGTTCTCCTGAGAAGCCGTAGACGCAGTGATTCCCGCGACAAGCGGGTTGATGCGAATGGCGTAGACGTATCCCGACTTCTGTCCGGTAGGGCCAAGAAGTGCCGCCACCGGAATCGAGTCGGAAGCGCCAATCACCTGAATGCCAGCGTTGATCTGGCCGTTGCCGTCAACACCAGTTCCGGTGATGACCTGCACAGCAAGACCGTTGCCGCCGGTAAACGTGGTCTGCACGGTGACGTAGGCATAGAAGGACTTGCCTTCGCCAATGTCGCGTGCAACCGTCAGGTCCACCGAGTCGGTGCTCACCGGAGTGCCTGAGGTGATTGCCTGCTCCGTACTAACCCTGAGGTTCTTATCGGTATACATGGATTATCTCCTTGTGGTTAGGGATCAGGAAATGCGGGCTTCCGTGTTGACGATGCTGTCAACACAGCGGATCGGAACACCAAGGAACGACAGCCACGACTGCGGCGTGCCGAACTGCGACAAGCCTTCGTTCACCTTGAGCACGTACTGCGACTTGTCCATCGCGGCGATGCTCAGGCCCGAGTGAACCGTGCGGTTCATGTAGAACACGGGGCGACCCATGCTCATGTTCGGGATGCGATACAGGGCGCGAGCCATCAGCTTGATGATCGCGGTGGCATCGGCAGGAGCCTGACCGCTGTCACCAGCGAACAGACCGCTCACGTCGATGTTGGCAATACGAACGACGTAGCGCCAGTCCTTGACCACAAGGCCGTTCTTCCACTGATACCGCGTAGCCAGCGCCTGCATCCGGTCCATACCGGCGTTGGGCGAGGTCGAGGTGTTGTTGGTCGCCTGCGTATAGACGGTCTGCTCGCCGAGGTCTTCGTGCAGCAGGCCAGCCTTGGAACCCTTGGGGAAGGGGCAGTAAACGGTCTGGTCGCCCCAGCAAACGAGGTAGATCGAGGTGTTGTCCTCGGTGCCACCTGCGCCAGTCGCGCCAGCCAGCAGGATGTTCTGGCCATTGCCCGCGGCCTTGCTGGAGTAGCGCGGCGCGAGGCCGAGGAACTCCTTCGGGTCCACCGAGGGATTGCCGTAGAACATGGTCGAGGCCATCTTCTGGTTCATCGCCTCGAGGAACGCGCTGTCCTCCGACAGACGGAACTGCGCGGTGTTGCCGTTGAGCATCGCCAGATCCTTGTCCACCTCGGAGCGAGCCTCGAGGATGGCGCACGCCTCATCGACCTGCGCGGTCGTGGACTTGCTGCTCGGGATACCAGCGTTCAGGGAGCGCCAGTAAACGGTGGGGAGACCCGTGCGGATCACGACGCGCTCGCCGGTCGGCAGGTTGCCTTCCTTGAACACGCAGTCGGTCAGGATCTCGTTGGTCTGCGAAAGCAGTTCCGCGATGACCGGGATGCGACCCTCGGGGTCGGTGCGCTTGGCCCAATCGGCCAGCGTAAGATTGTTCGAGCTGAGAACAGCCATGGTTTATCCTTGTGATTAGGAGTTGGGGTAGAGAGCTGAAGCCAAGTCGTTGAAGCTCTTGAACCCGGCACCCTTGCCGGACGCAGGAGATCCACCGACGAAACGATCCTCACTGATTGCCTTGCCAGCCCTGACCATCAGCCGGATCAACTCCGGGTGATTGCCAAGGCCCGACTCGTTCAGCAGCGACCGAAGCTCGGGCGATCCAAACTGGTTGAGGGCCTTCTGGGCAAAGGCAAGGTTCTCCGACAGCTTTTCACCGCCGAACTCCTTGTCTGCCTTGGAAGCCTCCGCCCATCCATTGCGGATCGACTCGACTTGCTGGGTCTGCCTGCCCTCGAGGACTGGGGCGAGCTTGTCCAGCATCTTCTGCGCGGCTTCCTGCGTCAGATTCAGTTCCTTGGCCACCTCGGTGTAGGTCTGCATGACCTCGGCATCGAACTCACGGCCTTCGGGGGCCTTGAACTCGTACTTCTCAGGGGCAACCTTGGGTGCCTCCGTAGCCGTCGTGGGAGCCTTGTCCTGAGCCACAGGAGCTTTGTCGGCTACCTGCGGTTCCTGCTTAGGAGCCTGCTGCTGCGTCAGGAGACTGGTGTCAGTCTTAGACGCGGGTGCTGCGGCTTGCGCTTCAGTTGGCGTTTCTGCGGTCTGCGTCATCAGCACTTCTGTCACGGTTGTGTTCCTTCACCATCACGGGATACAGCTCAGGGCTATGGTCATGAATCAATGCCAACATGCGATTGCCGTAGCTCCGTGTACCTTCAGCAAATGCCATCTGCATCGCATTGGTGTTGAAGCTCAGCCGGAACACGCCGGATTGATCCAGCAGCCGCCACACAATGCGACGGCCCCGTTTGCTGCTCATCAGCCAGACCAAGTCTGACTCTTCGGACTCCTTGGCCAACTTTGCTTGTTCAGCCCTCTCTGCATGAACCCGCTCTTGGCCTCGGATGTCCGAAGGGTCATATTCAGTCACGCTCGCACGCTAGGATTGTTCCTAGTTGTTATGGTCACTTAGCTCGCTCGAGCTGCGTTTCGACGCGGGTGATCCTTTGGACCAACTCGGTCTTCATTGCGCTCAACTCACGGCGCAGTTCGCGCACCTCGAGGAGCAGGCTGCTAACACCGTTGCGGTCACTTTCTATCTGCGCAGAAAGCAACCTGATGCGGCCATCCATATCGCCAAGCTGCTGATGTACCGAAACAGCCCAGCCAGCGCCGGGCAGCACTACGCCCGTGCAAACCAAGCTCGCAGCTTTTAGCCACAAGTCCCAGCCACGGCGGTCACCCGTTGTGATGCGCTCCATGGTCACGGCTCCCCTGCCTGCACCAGCTTGAGGCCGAGGCGTGCGAGAGCCTCCGCAGGCTCCTGCGTGGTTACGTCCGAGTTGTTGAACAGGTCGGCAATCTGCTGCTGCGTGACGCTGACCCCGTACTGCACGCAAGCGTCGTAGAGCGCCTGCGGATCGCCGAGGTAAACGTCGGCCAGCACCCAGTCGCCGTTGGAGTCGCGGGCGTAGGTTTGGAGCGGCATCAGCACCTCCCACTCGGGGCCGATGGAGCCTGCGTCCCAGTAGTGCGTCGCGGGCGCGTTGCCGTCGGGCGACACGGGGATAGGCCACATGCCTGCGCCTGCGACGGGCGAAATGCCCTCGGCAATCGTGCGAGCCACGACTACGTCCTCGGCGCGAACGACCATGCAGCGGTAGACCCAGTTCACAGCGTCACCCCCGCCTTGCTGGCAACCCAGCGTTCGCCAGTTTCAACCTCTGCGAGGGAACTAGCTGCGGCTCTAAAGATGCAGCCATACCAGTCGCCGTTGTGGTGCAACGTGCCGCCAGACCTTGCTCCAATCGCAAACTCCTGCGCCGTCCAGTTGATGGATCCCAAAGTGCCGCCAGCTCCTACCGTTTGATCTAGAACGCCATTGACTCGCGGGATGACTGCGTTGCTGTTTGGAGTGGCCGACAAGTCGTAGCGCACCGAAATAACATCCTTTGAGTATGCCGTCTTTGCGGCAGTGTTGAACCCACCGTAAAACACGTTGCCTCTGGCGAGGATCGTGTACGGACCCGGAGACCCTGAAGTACGGCGGACCTCAAACGTACCGTCCGTGGTTTCCGTGTTAGGTCCATGTGACAAGAATACGTTGGTCGCTGTCGTGTAAGACATCGCACCGACCCAGCACGTTGCCTTGTTGGTCGAGCTGATGTCGATGGAGGCGGTCTTCATCAGGTCCGCACCATCAAAGAACAAGTACGGCCTGAACACCTCGCCGCCCATGGTGCTCGTCGTGGCGTAGGTCGGGGGCGTGGACAACACGGGCAATGCCGCGATGCGCTGGTACGACATGGCGGTGCTGC